GTAACTGTAACATTATTTGTTTGCCAAGTTCCTGCGTAATCAGCTAATGATACAATAGCGTTTGCTGAACCTGCTGGTAATGTAACTGTTATGGCTCCACTAGTAGTATTTACGAAATATCCATCACCACTTACAGCAGTAAAAGAAGAAGTTTTAGGAGTTGTGTCCCAGTCTACTGTTCCTGTTCTTCCAAACCCTGTCTGTGATGCACCTGATGCCAGAGTAACGGTATCGCCACTTGCACCAAGTGTAATTGTGTTTGAATCTTCTTTGATGATGTTAGCACCGCATTGATTCTGAATATTGTCTACTTTAATTGTACTTGCCATAATTTTTACCTATTGAAATTTGTACCTTATTATTACTATACCTGAACCGCCTGCTCCACCTAAAGCAGTTCCAGGGCCATCTCCACCACCACCTCCACCACCACCAGTGTTTGTTGTTCCAGAACCAGCAGTTGAAGGTGCAGGACTACCTCCAGTACCTCCACCACCTATTCCACCTGCACCACCAGGAAGACTTCCTGGAATATTAGCACCACCTCCGCCACCACCAGCATAATATCTAAATGAACCACAAGGAACACCATTAGAACCAAAAGCAGTTGGTAATCCACCTCCTGCTCCACCTGTATATTCTGGAACCCCACCTTGAGTTTGAGCAATACCTATAGCCCCTCCACCACCAGCACCTGTTTGATTACCTGTATAATTACCGCCTCTATTACCTTGAGGTGGACTAACAGGTGGGGTATTACCTGTTCCACCAGGTGCACAAGTAGCATCTCTAGCACCGCCACCAGAGCCTCCGTTTCCACCATTACTTGGACTGTTACCTCCCCCAAAACCTCCACCAGCAGATGTAATTGTTGAAAATGTTGATGTGGAACCTGAAGATGCTTGAACTGAAGGTGCTGTTCCACCACCACCAATTGTAATTGGATAACCAGTAGCTGTAACTGATAAACCTGTAGGATTTGCTAAAGGACCTCCTGGAGCACACCCTATTGAAAAAGTTGAACTTGAATATCTAAATCCACCTGCTCCACCTCCACCACCTCTATCACCACTACCAGCTCCACCACCAGCAATTACTAAATAATCTACTGTTGTTGATCCTGCAGGACTACCTACAGCTGATACACAGAAAGTTCCTGGTCCTGTAAATGTATGAATTTTGTAATCTCCACAACAAGTAATTGTTCCACCTGTAGCTGTAATAAAAGTAGGAGCACCTCTAACATTAGATGTTGAATCCATCGTATTAATCCAACCTTGTGTTGAATCAACATAAACAAAAGTTACAGATTGACCTTCTGTACTTAAAGTTACATTTTGATTAAATGAACCAATTTTATCTGTTCCATTTGGTGAAACTGTTAAATTATTTGTTTGCCAAGTCGCTGCATAATCTGCAAGTGAAACTATTGCTCCAGCACTACCTGCTGGTAAATTAACTGTAAAAGCTGATGAAGTTGTATTACAAAAATATCCATCTCCACTAACTGCAGAAAAAGTAGCTGTCTTTGGAGTTGTATCCCAATCAACGGTACCTGTTCTACCAAAACCTGACTGTGATGCACCTGATGCTAAATTAATAGTATCGCCTGATGCACCTAATGTGATTGTTGTACCACATTGATTAATTATATTTCCACCGTCTGCTGCTTGTATATTATCTGATTTAACTGCTGTACTCCCAACAACATTGGTTGCTGTAACTGTAGTTGCATTTACATTAGTACCTGCAATCGTAGTTGTTGCACCGCATTTAGTGACTACTGCACCGCCACATTGGTTTTCTATGTTATCTACTTTAATTTTACTTGTCATAATTATTGAAATTTATACCTTATTATTACTATACCTGAACCGCCTGCAAAACCACTGACATGTGAACCAATACTACCGCCTGCACCTCCACCTGTATTAACTGTGCCTGCATTACCTTGAGATCCACCACCACCTGGTCCTCCAGTTCCGCCACCAGGACTACAAAAAGTACCACCTCCACCACCACCAGCTCTAGCCACTGGACTAGCTGTAATACAGGATGTAACCCCAGCTCCACCATTTCCTGCTGCAGGACCAGAACCATTAGTTCCAACAGCTCCTGCTCCACCTCCACCGCCTGAACCATAATTAGATCCTGCAAAAATTCCTGTTCCACCTGGATTTCCTTGAGGAGGGCTAACGGGAGGTGTATTACCTGATCCTGCAACTGTTGAATCTCTACTTCCACCTCCTCCTGATCCTCCATCTACAGGAGTACAAGCTCTAGTAGCGCCAGATGAAGCCCCACCTCCACCACCTGTTGATGTTATTGTTGAAAAAACAGAGTTACTACCTCCACTTGCTTTTTGCGGACTACCGCATGGACCTCCTGTACCTCCTCCTCCAACAGTAATTGGATAAGCTTGGGCTGTAATTGTGACTGCTGTTCCACCAGGATTACCATTTAATGGACTTGCTGTGTAAGAATCAGCAGGTCCTTTGTATTCTCTAAAACCACCTGCTCCTCCTGCACCTAACCCATTTCCAGAACTACCTCCACCACCTGCAACCACTAAATAAGATACAATGTTATTAGCTGCGGTTGATGATGCGTTAGATACTGTAAAAGTTCCTGGTCCTGTAAAAGTATGAATTTTATAATCTCCACTTGTTGTAATTGTTCCACCTGTTGCTACTAAATTAGGATTACCTCTTTCATTACTTGTTGAATCTTGAACATTAACCCATCCTTGTGTTGAATCAACATATACAAAGGTAACTGATTGACCTTCTGTATTTAAAACTACATCGGCATTCACACTACCAATTTTTTCTGTTCCATTTGGTGAAACTGTTAAATTATTTGTTTGCCAAGTTGCTGCATAATCTGCAAGAGATACTATCGCACCTGCTGATCCGGCAGGTAAATTAACTGTAAAAGCTCCACCTGTCGTATTACAAAAATAACCTTCACCACTGACTGCTGTAAAAGTAGCTGTCTTTGGAGTCGTATCCCAATCAACAGTTCCTGTTCTACCGAATCCTGATTGACTACCATTATTAACAACAGTAGTTCCAGAAGGAAAAGTTATCGTATCACCAGAAGCACCAACTGTTAAATTAGTTCCGCATTGTGGTTCGATTGCATTAACTTCTATTTTACTCATTAAATAATTACCAATGTTCCTGTTACTGTTTGTGTTCCAGTAATAGTTACTGGTCCTGCTAATACGCCTGAATCAAGAGTTTGATCTTCATCTAAAGTAGAGGCATGAGTTACAACATATCCTGTAGCTTCCATTACTGGAGACATTGCTTTCTTTGCAGGGATTGTACAAAATACATCTTTTTCTCCTGCAGCAAAATTAACAAGATTATCTGAATTAGTAGATGATAAAACTGTATCTCTAGAAAGAGTATCTGGAGTTGCATCAGTTACTGTACCAATACCTACTTCAAACTCTGTTTGAGTTGAATTAGTAATACAGTAATAAGTTTGATTAGTAGTACCAATACCTGTTACAAAAGATTCAAAACCTTGTGACGCACCAGCTAAATTAATAGTTCCTGTTCCTGTAGTAGTACTTGTTTCTTTTACTCTATCATTAATGATGAGTGCAGCCATAAGTAGTACTCCTTTAAGCTATTCTAATTAAACCAGCACTAGCATTAGCAGTTGGAAACTGTAATTCAAAAGTTCCATTCGTTGAAGTTTTAACTCCTCCAAAATCTAAAACCGCAATTGCAGAGTTAGCATTATTTGCATTATATAAAAGTGCAGCTTGAGCAGAAATTGTTGCATTAGGAAATGTAACATTGTCTGCATCAAAAATAGCTGTAGTTCCATCTACAGAAATTGCAACATTAGTCAATACATTTCCACCTGTAGTGTAATTAGTAGCTACGTTTCCTGTAACTTCATCTGCAGTTATGTAAACAGATGTAGTTGCATTCAAAGTTGCTGCATTTGTGTATAGTGCACATTTAAGAGTTTGAGCTTCAAGGTTTCCACCAGGCGACATCAAGTCTTGTTTAAATACTGTGCAAATCGCTTGTGTTATTGCCATATTATTGTCCTCCAGTTAATGTGTTTGTACCAACAGGGCTACCTGGAAACTTATAGTCAGTTCTTCTTCTTCTACGAGCTTCATTATTAACAGTGGCAACTCTTGTATTATACAAATTTTGGTATATAGTATAATCTTCCATGTTCTTTGTAAAGAGATTTGCTTCTGCTAAACAACCAAATAATAAAACATCTGGGATAGTTTCGGTATACCAATTAGTAGTGTTAGTATTAGATAATGGATTAATTTTTCCTTGATATCCTAATTTTAGAGTGTAAGCTTGATCAGGTGTAGGTGCTAAATATACACGATCATCATCAAAATTAGCAAAATATTTAGGTTGACCTTGTAAAGCTGAATTAGGCCAATATTCTTGACAATAAGCTAATGGTTTCATTTCTAAATAAGTAACTTGTGTACCAACAGTTATAGTTAAATAATTAAATAACATAGGTTCAATAGCAGTAGGAAGATTAACAAATCTATCACCAACTATTGCTGTAGTAGTTACGTTTTCATTAAAACCTACAGGATCAATATCTCTTGATAATGAAGAAAATGTATTATCTATAAAAGTATCTAATTGATTATTAAAATCAGTGCCTGTATTTTCTGCCCATGTTTGTATATCAGTCTTTAGACTGCTGTAAGTCATTGCCATTTTTATTCTCCACTTTTACGTCATCGTCAATCTTAAATTTAGTCCATACATGTCCTGCAAATGGATAAGTTCCATAATGAGTTAAAGGACTACGAAGATCAACATGTATCTTACCACCTATCTTTTGCCATAATCTACAAAAAGCATAATCTTCTGATAAATATCTATTACTTTTTTCATCAATAATACAGTCAAAAAATGCGTAACAGTTGTTACTTCCATACTTTTTACCATTAATAATTTGATCGCTAGTATATTTAAGATTAGAATAAGATTCAATCATTTTTCTAAATACTTCTTTTTTAATACACATGAATCCAGTTGCAGCATCCATTACTTCTGTAAATCCATCATCTACTTCAATATTATTAGGATTTGAAAAATTAAGATTGTAACCTAAAGCTCTTTGTTCTAAATGTTCATCACTTTTTTTTATTAATTCTGGTATTCTTTCCCAATCGATAGATTTTCTAGGATATACTCCGCAAGCTATATCATAATCAGATAATACCATACGAGAAACTGCATCTCCATTAAATCCTATATCAGAATCAATAAACATTAAATGAGTAAAAAGATCAGGGTTAGCATCATCAGCATCTAAAAATTGACTTACTAAAGTATTTCTAGCTCTAGTAACTAAACTTTCATTTCCCATTGTATTTAAATGTACTCTATAATTATTCTTTGCTGCAGACTGTGTTACACTCATAATTCCATGTAGATATCCTTCAGAAAGTTGACCGCCATAACAAGGTGTTGCGATCATAACACTCAGTGTTTTATTTTTTATCATGTAATAACAACTGTAACATTTCCTAATGAAGTTGTTAACAAATTTGTATTATTTAAGTACCACGTTGTAGGAAGAGTTGCAACTCCTACATAAACAGATTGACCAGATGTATTTTGAAAACCAGGTAAAGCAGTGATTTGATTAGGAACACCTCCTGTATTAGAACCAGGTATACCTCCACCAGTTCTTGCTGCTTGTGTTACAGATATACTAGCTGATGGTCTAGCATTTTGTAAAGTTTGTGCATCAGTAAAATAAGTTAAATCTAATTGTGGTTGTTTTGGTTCCCACTCGGAAGTATGTACAAACATTCCAGTCCATTCAAATACCATTTCTTGATAAGGAAATCTTAAACCTGATCTATCAGAAATAGCATATGCATATTTTCCACCTGAAAATTTTTGAGAAGGTGCTCTATGTGGTCTTGTACTTGCTGGTACTCTAGCCATTATGAATAAAAACTTGTTCCTGTTGCTGGTAAAATTCTAGTTGAAGGAGTATCATCGCCAGCAACTAATCGTTGATATGCTTCTTCATAATCTATTTTTAATGTTTGTTGTGTAGCTGGTGCAACACCAACTCTTTTTTTAGAAAGATAATAAGCAAGTCCTGCACACATACATTCTAAAGCTCTTGAAGGTACATCTACATTTTGTTCTACACCATTTACTGTAGAAGCTGTAACATCTTCTATTCTTCTCATTCTGTAATAAGTGATTGTGTAATTTGTATCTGGAGCTGGATAAATTTTTAAAACAGGTGTACTTAATCTTTGTAAATAATATTGTGTAGGTCTAGCTTGTGTAGTTTTATTAGAAATTGCTGCATAATCATTTAATCCTAAAGCAGTCATAGCATATTCTGTGCCATCACTTATTTGAATATTTGCATTAATTACATCTACTGTATCACTTGGTAAATTATATTCAATAGTTCCAGTTGTAATAGCTAAAGTTTTATATTCTATTGTCCATTGATTGTAACCACGATTAGCCCAATCACTAAACATAATATTTAAACTTCGTCTAGCTGATCTTATATCATAACCTAAAATAGGATCACCACCTATTCTATCATAAGCCTCTTGTATTACATCATTTACAGTTAAAGTAAATGTGGAAGTTCCTGATAAAGCCATAGTCCTCCATTATGCAAAAAATGCTGTTACACCGTTAGTAGTAGATACATTAGCACCTGCAATTGTAGATGAAACTTGTAAACTTGTTTTAAATTTTATACCTTCTGCTGGTAAATTAATTTGAACTGTTGAAGCACCTGCGGCTGCGTTACCTGTTTCAATATCAAATACATCTGTTCCACCATCTTTCCATGTAAGAGTACCAGCAACATCAGTAGGTTCAATTATAAAACCTTTTAGTCTCATTGGTCCTCCAAATAAAGTAACAGTAGTTGGAGTATTTGAAGCTACATTAGATAATGCTGCTTTATTTTTACTAACAACATTTAGATCCGATCCTGCCATTTTTTTCTCCTATATTAAATTATATTTTTCTAAATCCTTATAAAGTAAAGCAATTCTGTCGTTTTGTACATTAGAAGGTTTTAAATATTCTTGTTGATTAGCTTTAGCTTGTAATTGACTAAAATCTAATGGTTTTATATTTATATTATCACTTGAAGATCCAACTAATTCTTTACTTGAAGGAAGTTGAGTAGGTTTACTACTAAAAGTATCAATAACCTTTTCTATATTTTTTAATTTTTTTTCTAAATCATCTTCTGATTCTTTTTTTTTATCTTTAGTTGTAATTACACCTTCATCTTTTTGATAAATTTTTTCTGCTTCTGAAGCATCTCCTGAAGTTTCTAAAACAGTTTTAGTTGCTACATCTTTATCTTTTTTGTCAGATAATTCTTCTACTTCTTCATCTTTAACTTTAATTAAATCATCATCTTTTTTTCCAAAAGAAACTAAAGCATCGCCAGCTTGTTTAAAAAATTCTAAATTAAATTCCATATTTTAAATGAGGGCCCGAAGGCCCTCTAGTTTATTATTATAAATCTGCTGCGTCTTGAACACTATTGTTTTGTAAATACAAAACAGTAACTGTTGCTGCGCCAGTTGTACCGTCACCATTAGTACCAGTAAAGTCAGCTAAAACTTGTAAATCAGTTGTACCTACATTAGTTGCTTCTGTATCTAAAATACCGTGAGTAGTTCCTAAAGATTTAACACTTTGTCCATTTATAAATGCATCTGCATCAGCTGCAGTTCCTACTGAAACAGTAGCCGCAGCACCATCATTATTCACTGTAGTTACATTAAGAATAACGTCAACTATTTGTGAGTTTGCTGGAACTACTGCACATACTTGATTTAAATGTGAAGCACCAATAATATCAACTTTTACTGATTGGCCCATAGTAACGAAACCAGTATTTTTAATACTTTCGCCTAATTTTGTGCCAGTTGTTTGACTAACCGTTCCCGCTTTTATCGGTCCGGAAAATGTTGTTGTTCCCATATGTCTATCTCCTTATAATAGTCTGCTTTCGCAGTCGTTTGGGTTATTAAAAATACTAGGCGTATTTCTACGCCTAGTATTAATTAGTTATTATGCTACGCCTTCAGATCCGTATACACCTCTCCAGTCTGTAAAACCGAAGCTGTATCTTTCTCTGCATTTGTATCTTAAATTACCAGATTCAAAATCGCCTTCAACAGCTTTTTTGATTGGTGATCTAACGAAGTGCTTCATTCCATCTGGACAATCAGTTAATATGAAGTATTGATCAGGATTAGTAAATCTTTGATTGACTACTACTCCTTCAGGGATCATACCCATATTTCTCATTGCATTGATATCATTATCAGCAGTACCAGGTCTTAAATTAGACTTGATAATTCTTTCTGCGATAAAGATCAATCCAGGAGGAACTGCAAGTTTTCTTCCAGATAATGCAATTGGTATACTTCTGTCATCTACAGCTTGCGAAATTTGAACTAAAAGTGTCTCTAAAGACGTTTCAGATAAATCCGCAGGTGTTGCTAGAATGTTAGAAGCAGTACCGCCACCACCTAGAGGGTGTGAGCCATTCATTAAAGCTTGACCGTCACCACCTACTGATGTAGTAGTTGCATTATTAAAGATGTTTGCACCTTTGATCTCTTTAGTATGTTGCATTGATCTTGCAAGTGCTCTTGCGTATTTAGCGCCAAGAGAACCATACAAGCCATCTTCTTCAGCTTCTTCTGTAATCGCAAAAGCTAAAGCGACAGTTTCATGTACATATCTTGAGACAAAGCCTTCTCTGCCAGAATCATAACTGATCATGGCACCTTCAGCTTTAGTTGGTGCAGCACCGAATCCGATCATTTGTACATCTTCTTCGAATGCTTTCATTGATTGCTCTGTAGAATATAGTGATCTCCATTGTTCAGGATATCTATCATATTCCATACCAAACACGGTGTTTAAACCTAGATTGAGCTGTTTGGTAAAAAGTGCTCTGTTTAAAGCCATTTTTTAACTCCTATTGTTAAGGTTATACACCAGCGTTCTGAGTACCATATAGAGATAGATTTATTACTACTTCTACATCAGCGTCAGCGCCTACTGCATTATTTGGAGTATCAATTAATCTTAGGATTCTTAAAACTTTAGCAGTAGTTGCTAAAGTTGCGTAATCCAGTTCATCAGTTGAATGTCCATAGATTGAATTATACGTTCCAATTGTTACGTTAGCTAAAGCTCCTACTGCTGTAGAAGCAAAAGTTCCGTTGACTTGGACTGCGTAAGTGATATTTGGATC